GTGCTGCCGGTCGGCGGTTGGGGTGCGGGACGGGGCCGGGCGGAGCTGGAGGCGCAGCACGCACCGGCATTCGATGACCAGCTCCGGGGGCGCGGTCGGGTCGCCCGGGTGCTGCATGTGCACCCCGCCCACGGTGAACGGGTCGTCGAGGAGCTGGATTTGCCCGTCGGCGGCGTGGTGGGCCTCGCGGACGCGGGTGTCCCGCCGGGTGGTCCACTGCTTCACGATCGGGCGGTCCTTGCCGGTGAGGGCCTGCGCGGCTGCCAGCGTGGCGGTGTTCCAGGCGCGGGCGGCCTCGGTGCGGGCGATGCGCCCTTCGCGGGCGTCGCCGAGCTGCGCCCCGGAGCGGGCGAACACCGCACGGAGCCGGTCCCGTAGCTGCTCCACGTTTTCGCCCGCGTTGACGCCTTCGGCGAGTTCGGTTACCGCGGTGGCCGCTAGGCGGTCGCCGGCCGCGTGTAGCAGGTGCTCTGTGGCGGTGACGTATTGGCCGATGCCGTCCGGCAGGTCCTCGTCCCGGTCGTGGCGGCCGGGCAGGTCGTCCCAGCCGCCGGGCAGCTCCGCGTCGACCTGGTCGGCGCCGTGCTCTGCGGCGGTCTGGGCGACTCGGAGGAGGCGCCGCACGAGGGCGGGGACGCGGCGGGCCCACATGGCGGCGATCCCGGAGACCGAGAAGCGCGCGGCCACCAGCTCGGTGGCACCGGCGAGCGCGGTCGCGAACTCTGCGGCGACCTCGTCCAAGGCGGCCGCTACCGCGGCGGCGATGTCGTCTTCGGCCGCGGCGAGGGCGGTCTCCAGGTCGTCAGCCACGGTCGCCCCCCGCAGTGGTGCCGTGCTCGGCTTCTTCGGCGCGCCGGTGGCGGGCGTTTTCGTGGATGCGCCACTCGGCCAGCTCCTCCAGGGCTGTCCGGCCGCGGCAGATGGCGCACCAGCCGTGGACGCGGTGCGCGGCCAGGCTGTGCCCTGCCGGCGCGGTGTACGGGTCAGCAGGCATCGGGGGCCTCCGCCTTCGGGTTGGGGCATCGGCCCGGTGGCGGGCCGACGTAGACCCGGACCCCGGCGTGGCGGACGACCGCGCCGCTGTCGTCGCCGAGCTGGAGCGATGAGACATCGGGGAGCAGGTTGAGCTCGGTCACCCGCAGTCCGTCGCAGTCGGGGCACAGGTCGAGCTGGTGCAGGCAGTCAGCCCCCATGGGGGATCTCCTCGGCTGGGCGGTAGAAGGCGGGCCCGGGTGGGGCTGCGCTGTGCGTCGGCGGGGGTTCATGCGGCCGCCGCGAGGGTGCTTGTGCATCCGGCGATGACGGGGCGGACGTGGGTCGGGTCGTAGGGGACGCCGGCGGCCATGAGTTCGCGAAGGTAGGCGTGCAGGGTGGCGTGCAGGCAGTCCGCGCTGGCGCCGTACCGGGCGGCGATGTCGGGGGCGCGGTCGAGTACGCCGTCGAGGAGGTTTAGGTTGTCCACCTGCTCGCGGGTGATCGGGTACACGGTGTGCCGGATGGCCGCGGTGATGGCGCGCGCCTCCGCACGGCGGTCCCGGGGGCAGGCCGGGGTGCGGCGCAGCTTCTCGCCGGCGGTGGACAGGGCGTGCCAGAGCAGGCCGTCGACAGCGGCGACCAGGGCCTCGCTCGGGCCGGCCAAGGCGGCGGCGGTGATGTCGGCCGGGTGCGTGTTGGGCGGGGTAGCGGGCTGGTCGGGTGGGTTGGTGGTCTCGTCGGCGGGCAGCGGTCGTGTGCGGGGCACGCTGGTGTCCTCCTGCTCCTGGTCGTCGTCGGCCGACGTACGGCGGGTGCGGGTGTCGGCGTCGGGGGCGTCTGCCTCGGTGAACCCGGTCTCGCGCCGCAACGCCCGGTCGGAGATCGCGCCGGCCTGGTGGACCTCGATCGCGGTCTGCGCCCGGTTGGTGCGCACGCGAAGCGGGGAGGTGTCGGCCCACACCACCCACTCGTCCGCGTCGGTCAGCAGGTCGGCCTGGAGCAGCGGGCGCAGGAGCTGCGTGGTGTAGGCGTGGCAGACCAGGTCCAGGCGCGGCTCCACGCCGAGCTTGATGGCCTCCTCCTGGAGGGACCAGCTCGTCCAGTGGTTGACGTCGCCTTGGCCGAGGAGGATTTCGGCGGGGATGTCTGCGCCGACCGCGATCCGGCCGATGACCTCTTCCCGCAGCTTGATCATCAGCTCGTCGAACTCCGCGCCCAGCTTCACGTGCTGGATGGCGGCGATGGCCTGAGCGGGGAGTTCCAGGATGATCGGGACGGTCGCGGCTGCGCTGTCGGGTTCCCGGATCGCGGTGGAGGCGACCTCCATGAATACGTCGATGAGGTCGTCCTCGGCCGAGCCTTGTTCGCCGGGCTTGGTGGGGAACCTGGCGCCTTGGGGGACGAAGAGGACGCCGCGGCCGGTGAGCCGGGACAGGGCGACCGCCCGGACTGCGGCCGACAGCAGGCGTAGTTCCTCGAGTTGGTCCAGGGCGCCGAGGATCGGGGAGTCGGCTTGCATGCGGTCGCGGGGGTCGGGATCCCACACGCGGATCGCGACGGGGGCCTGCGCGTCGAAGGCGATGCCGTCGTCGGCGGGCGGGATCTTCACCGGCTCGCCGTCGATGGTTGCTTCCAGGCCGCTGCCGCCCCTGCCGGAGACCTCCAACACGGACAGGACGTGCCAGGCCAGGCCCGTGCTGGTGGGCGTGATGACGGTCCATCCCTCGCCTGCGACGGACAGGTGGCGGCCGTACTCGCGCAGGAGCTGGCGGCGCCCGTCGAGGCCCCCGGCGATCTGGGCCACGTAGTCGGAGGCGGGGTGCGCGGAGGGCGCGGCCTGGACCGTGCCGTCTGCCCGCACGCGGCCGGCCCGCAGCAGGCACCGGGACATGGCGTTGCCGACCCAGTTGGCGTACGAACGGACCTCGGGCACGGCGGCGTAGTGGTCCCACGCGGTGCGTTGGCGGCCGATGCTCGTGGTCTTCGCGGTGGTCTTCGCAGTGGTGGCGGTGTAGCGCGCGGCAGCCGCGACGAGGCTCGTCACGTGCTGGCCTGGTTATCGCGCTGGGGGTCGCGGAGGCGTGCGGGGTGGCCGTGCGTGTCGCATGTGTTGCCGCGCCTGGGGAGCCGGCGGGGTCGCTCGACCCAGATGATGAATGCCCAGCTCACGAGGACCACGAGGGTGACGAGGACGGCGGTGTTGTCGCTCACGAGCGGTCCCGGGTGTCGTCCCAGCGGTTGAGGAGGGACTGGGCGCCGGCAACAGCGAACCACTCCAGGCCGTGTACGAGGAGCGGGGCTTGGTCGAGCTGGCCGGTGGTCAGGAGCCAGGTCAGGAGCAGCACGCCGGACAGCCACCACCCGGCGCAGTACGTGCAGGAGATCAGCGTCACGACGGCGGCGCGGTAGGGGGAGTCGAGGCGCCGGGTGTGCCAGGCCAGGACGCGGTCCCGCACCGGATCGAGAAGGGCGTCGTGGACGGCGAGCTGGGTTGCCCGGTAGGCCGCTAGGGCGAGCAGGACGAGGGTGGTCAGGGCGAGCACGGCAGCGGCCTCCACGGGAGATTTCACCTGTTCTGAGGCCGATGGTAACCAGAGACAGGAAACCCTCCTGTTACAACCCATCTGCATCGAAGGATTTCCCGTCTAGGGGTGGGGGTGTGATGCTGGGGGTCTCGCTACTCACCTCAGCGAGCAAGCGGCCGCCCGGGACGGCACGGCGGGTACTCCCGGGCGGGCCGCGACGTCCACATCTGACACGCGGCGTCATCGGGCCGGGCTGAGGGGCCGCTGCGTCAGCTCCAGCTCCCGCGCCTGGTAGTCCCCATGGGAGTCGTACAACGCCACGAGGCCCTGATGACGCTCCTCGAAAACGGCCACCACCTGCCGATAAGAACCGTCGCACCAGCCGCAGTACAGCTTCGTTGAGCGAAACGGGCCGCGACGCGCGCGTCCTGCGACGAGGCCACTCCTGTCCGAGGACGGAATCGGCCGAATGCCGATGCGCTTGCACACCCTTCGGCACATGATGAGTTGACGACAGTTACCACCACGTGGAACAGGAGCTTTGGGCTGTGCGCAGACAGGATTCGGAGCAGTTCGCCTTCTGGGCGTGCCGCAGGCTGTTCGGCCCGATCGCTCCTTACGACAGATGCTTCGGCTGCGGGGCCATGCACCTCCCGCCCAGCGGTAAGGATCCTCATAACGGCCGCTATGACTTCGCAGGGGAGAGTGTGGCTGTGGAGGTGGTGTCTGTCGTCAACTCCTCCGCGCTGAGGAACTTTTCCTCGTGGAACAAGCGTCACCCCGGACCGATCGAGGGGGAGCCGGCCGAATTCGGACTGACCCTGCCGTGGGTGATAGAGGTGCCTTCCCGCACTCCCATCAGCCAATTGGATACGGTCCTGGAGGCAGTGCGCTCCATGGAGCGAATGGGAATTCGCGCCAACCGCATCTACGGATGCGGCGGTCGCCGTTGCCCCGCCGGATTAGGCGGACGGATATGCACGTTCTGTCAGGTCGCGCGCACCGCGCCCTTCGACGCCCACGTGGACGACGAAGGGCTAGTTGCCTCCCAGAGGGGGAACGTGGTCGTCAGCGTGTTCGAGAGCTTGAACTCCCAGGGACTGGCTAACCTGGTACACGAGATCACGGGTCTGCTCCGGCCGAACTCTGACGGGGAGAGGACGGACGTTCAACGAAAACTTGACCTGGCCGAACGGCAAGGCAAGAGCCGGCGGGTGGTGTGCTTCGTGCTGGATCTGTACTTCGCCCTCCCACTCAATGTGTACCCGGACACTTGGAAGAAGCTGGGGACATACCCCTGGGATGCGATCCGCCCGGTTACCGACGTCGTAGTGGCGTCCCCAGACTTTCACCGCGCCGTGGTCTTCTCGGACGCTGCCCCCACCAGGCAGATATCGGTACGCAACGCGGAAAAGGTGCCAGCCCAACGCACGCTCGGATGTCTCTGCCGCGGATAGCACACGCCCAGATCGCCAACCCCCTTGATCTCCAACTGCTGCCTGGGTCCATGGTGGCCTGCCGCAGGTGGCCGCGCCGCCCGGTCGATCGCTCTGCCACTTCGAGATCCACCGCCCGTATGCGACGGCCGAGCAGGGCTGGCCCTACATCTCGGGCGCCGTCACGTCCTCGACAACTGCGGGTCTACCGGGCAACTCTCCGGTGATCATCGACTGCACGATCACGCGGAGCAATTCGGCCCTGTGCTCCTCGCTGAGCCCCGTGTCGCGCACCAGCCGCTCCGCGGCAAGATACCGGGACAGCACGAGCGGTTCTTCGAAGTACCGGTGCAGCGCCTGTGACGTCATCTCCTGGGACCTGATGAACGTGCGGGCGATGTACCCCGACAGTGCAGCAGCGACCGCCCCGAGGACACCGGCGGTGGCACTCGTAGGAGTGGACTTGGCGTGGAAAGCGGCGTAGACGAACACAGCAAGCAAGAAGAAGCCGGCGCCCGTGGCGTACTGGGCGTTCCGGAAGGCCCGCCGGGCCTGACCCACGGCGGTGTCGTGGTAGTCCGCTAGGCGGGCGTGCGTGACCCTCCACAGTGCCGGCAACGCCAGGTCGCCCATGACCTCGCGTACTGAGCCCGCGTCAAGGGCCACCTCGGTCGGCTGCGCGGGTTCCGGTTCGGAGTCTGCTCTTTCGTCACCGGATGTGGTCGGCGTTCGTTGCAGCATGCCCAGCCAGGCCCCCAAAACCGCGGAGCTGACCGGACGTGACTCGTTGAGGATGGCAGCCTCGAGAAACGTCTCGGCATCCCGCAACCGTTGCCGGGCCTGGACTGATGCACGCTGAAGAAGGCCCCGTACCACGTACACGGTGATAAGGATCATCACGACCACGGTCACGACCATCGCGGTGATGGCGATTGCGAGCGTCACGCGCTGACTGAGCAGCCCACGCGAATATGCGACGACGCTGCCCAGCGCCGTGGCAAGACCAGTCGCATAGGTTGCCAACAGCCATCTTTGGCGTCGTTGGAACTGCTCGTCTTCTTCCTGCGCCATGCTGGCCGATCATTCTCCATGTCCGCGCACCCAGATTCCGAAGTGGCCGTACCGTTACCGAAGTGCGGACCCGGCGGCTACTTGTCGATCCGTCGGCCGTACCGCCCGGCTGCTGTTCCGGATCGGCCGCCGCGGTCGCGGCCGGCTGGGGACTGGACCCGCGCGGCGTGCAGTTGCTCGGCCCACAGTGCCATGACGACTGCGTCGCCTCGGTCCGGGGAGCGGCCCAACCGCTTTACGAGGTCTTCCTTCTTCTCGACCTGGATCTTGGGGGGTAGGCCGGTGGTGGTGTCCCATGTCGGGGCGGTGAGGTCGCTGACGAGGAGGTCGTCGTCGGGCAGCATCACTTCCGCGTCGAAGGCGGGGTCGAGGAGTTCGCGGGCGTGCCAGTACGCGGCGGACCGGACGTTGACGAAGCCGAAGGAGCCGTCCCTGGTGCGGTGTTTGGTCTTGGCGGCGCCGGTGTAGGGCAGGACTGGGATGTGGAGTTCGCGGAGGCGGTCGACGACGCCTCCGCCGACGCCGATGGAGTCCACGGCGGGCACTGCGCCCTTGCGGGTGTTCACGGCGCCTTGGACGCGGGCGGTGGTCTGCATGGTGTCTTCGCGGTCGTGGACTTCCAGGCTGGCGACCAGGGGGCCGGTGCGGTGGGCGAGGACGGTGGAGTCGCTGCCGCCGCGGGCTACGTCGACGCCGATGAACTGCCGGCCTTCGACCGGGGGGCGCCCGTCCTGGTCCCAGGCATGCCAGCGTTCGATCGCGGCCTCCACCCACGCGAGGGGGATCACGCTGTCCTCGTCGGAGGCATGGAACTCGCCCAGGACGCGGTTGGCATACAACGCGGAGTCCTTGCCCCACTGCTTCTTACGCTGCTCGGCCCACTGCTTGGAGATCCGGCCGGCGGCGATCGCCTCGTCCAGGGTGACGTGACGGGTCCACCAGTCCTCCAGGCCGGGGCCCCGCTTGTGGATGTCGTAAAACCGGCCGGAGGGCGGGCCAGGGGTGCTGATGGCGAGGGCGAAGGCTTCTGGCAGGCCCGTTGCGCGGCCGCCGGAGAAAGCACCCTCGATCGCGTCCCACGTACCGTCCGGCACGACCTTCGCCTCGTCAATCAGGTACAGCAGGGAGTCGGCGTGCGCGCCCTCGATCAGCTCAGGACGAGAGGACGCCACCGCGCTCGCGGCCCCGTGGAGCAGCTTGATGTTCTGCGCCAGCAGCTCGTGCACGGAGAACGGCTGACGGCCGAGAACGTCCCAGCGGATACGCCGCGACCACTTGTGGATCTCCGGCCACAGGTACACCACCAGGTGCCGCCACGCGCTCGCGGTGGTGATGACCTTCCAGTCCCATCCTGCGGCCTCCCTCGTCGTCACGAACCACAGCACGGTGATCGAGGCCATGCATGAGTTACTGGTGGGCACCATCGAGGTGCTGGCCAGGAACCGGTGCGAGGGCGAGTCGACCTCGATGCACTGGGTGGGCTGGTCCGGGATACGGCGGATGTCGGTGATCGTGCGTTGGGTGTGCCGCGATGCCTGGGACCGGGCCGGTGCCCAGTCGTAGCGGGACCGGCGGTAGGGGTTGAAGTCGAAGCGGGCGCTGACGCGCCACCGGCGGGATACGGCACGGCCTTGGAGTGTGGCGTTGCTCCCACGGATTTGGACGACCAGGCCGAGGGAGCGCAGGAGCTCGGCTACGCCTTCGGCGAGCGGTCGGGAGGTGAGGGTGATCTCGTCTGCGCCGCCGGCTTGCCGGTAGCCGTCGGAGTCCCACAGGCCGCGTACGAGCTCGCGCCGCTGCTCGACCGAGGCCCGCAGATACGCAGTCGGGATGTGCTTGTTGTTCAGCAGGCCGAGCGCACGAAGCCGGGTGCGCAGGCTGTCCCGGCCAGGGTGCCCGCCGCGTTGCACCGGCTGCGTGGACACGGTGACGGCCAGCGCCGTCGGCCGCCCGGCGTGGGCCCGCTCAGCACCGTGGTGGTAGCCGGCCTCCCGGATACGTTCACGCAGGTGCGGCCAGTCCCGTTCGTGTACGGTGACCTCCGCCGAACGGCTCGTGCCGTCCCCGAGCCAGTACCCCAGCACGTACGGATCGACGGGCAGATCAGCGCTCGGCAGCTCCAGCGGCCGGGCAGTGGGCACGCGCCACCGTAGCTGCCCGCCCGGGGACCGGAGCCGTTCGGCCATGTACGCGGTCGTCACTGTCCGCGTGGCCGCCCAGTGGTCCCGCCAGTCCCTCACACCCCTCGGCCTGGCGTAGACGTCGATCACGTCCCACTCGTGGTTCGCGTGCGTCGTGATGACGGTGCCGTCAGCGAACTCGACCTCGTAGGTACCCCCGATCCACACCGGTGACTTGACGACCACCCGGCACGGCTTCCCGCGCTCGTCGAGGACTTCGTCCCCGAGCTGGAGAGCACCGATCGTCGACCACCCGCCCGGCGTCGGCACCGGCACGTCGACACCGAGCGCCTTGCCGAGCCCGTGGGGCCCCCGGACCGCGATGCGGCGCTTGGCCGGTAGGGCGCCGATGCTGTCGGCCTGGTACGGCGCGAGGCTCTGCCCTTCGGGCCAGGCGATCACGTCCTCGGCCCACTTCACCGGGTCGTACAGCCACGCCTGCGCCCGGTCCGTCGTCTCGATCTCCCGGGCCGCGTACGCCCACGGGTCCGCCATGGCCGGGACGGTCACGACTCCTCACTGCTGGTGGTGACGGCGGCGATCTTCGCCGGGACGATCCGGGCAACCCACCCACTCCACCGCTGCCGGACCTCGGCGGCCGTCGCCTCGTCAAGAAGGCCGGCGACCTCGCCCAGCAGCTCATCGGTGGACTGGCGGATCACCTGGGCCAGAAGCATCCCCTGCTGCTCGGCCAGGCGCACCAGCCGCTCGGACACGCCCGCGTCGAGGGCGGCCTTCGACACCCGCACCAGGTGGGTCCGCTCACGCTGGTACAGGTCCAGCCACACACTCGGCCGCGCCGCGTGGACGGTATCGGTACCCGGGTACTCCGTCGCCTGCTTGCTCGTCGTCTCCGCCACGCCCCACACCAGGCCCTCGGCGTCCAGTTCGGCGACCTTCTCGCCGAGCCACGCCACATGCCCGGCGGTACGGTGCACCTCCTGGAGCAGCGCGGTCGCCGGGTCGACATCGACCGGGAGCCCGTACGTTGCGACGGCGCGCCGGGCCTGCTCCGCGCGGGCCGCAGCAACGTGGTTCCGGGTGGAGCCGCCGTGCAGTTTGCACGGCCCGTACCCGGGGTGCGGAGTGCCCCACCCCGCCGGCAGCGTGCACGTCTCCCCGCCGTCGCCGTTCTGCCTCTTACGCGCACCGCACTTCCCGTCACGGCCTCGCGCGCGGTCATCGTCCGTCATGGCCTGCCTGCCTGCTCTCCGGGGCGTTACAGGTGTGATTGTCCGTCACCAGGGGCTTTGCGTGGGAAGTGTGGTGTGCGGTGGTGGAGGCTCGGGCGGGGCGGACGGTCATAGCCCTAGCCAGTGGGCCAGGCCGTTGACGATCAGGCCGCCGATGGCCGCCATGGCGCCGGAGAGGGCCGCGAGGCTGGCCTTCCGGGCTATGGACCGGCGGCTGGTCCGTTGTGTCTGCTGGCGACGGGCGGGGGTGGTGTGTGAGCTGCGGTTGAGCCGGGGCCTGGCGATGGTTATCCCTCCGGAACGAGGAAGCCGTGCGCACTCGTGGTGACGGTGCGCCACAGGGCCCGAGCGGCCCCGCAGTTCCCAGTCTGGGGTGACCAAAGAGCCGTAGGGAAAAGACGTTTGTGCTGGTCAGAGTTTGTTCGATGCTGGTTTCTGCGGGCCTTCGCGAGTCATCAAGTTGCCTTCCCGTGTCACTGGTGGTTTTCTCTAGGCTTCGATGGTCACGGGTATTGGGGAGGAATCGTGGCGAAGGTCTTACGGAAGCCATCCGAGCGTGATCTACCTCGGGGAGCGCGACGCGACTTCGTGGATGAACTGTGGGAGTACTACGGGCAGGCGCGCCGGCCGACGCTTCAGTGGATCGCTGACGCGATTGCCGCCGACTACGACACGTTCAGTGCCAGCAAAGAGACAATCCGCCGGGCCATGCTCGGCAAGACGGTGCCGACCAACGGGGACGTCGCCGACGCCATCTTCGAGGTGTTGTGCAAGCGCGCTGGTATCGATCCGAATTCGGATCGATGGTCGGACTCCTACGACGGGGATTCACGCCGGCACTGGTGGCGCACCCTATGGTCTAAGGCCTTGGAGGAGGAGCCGCCACCCGCACCAGCTGCGCCGGCACGTGCTGAAGGTTGGGGAAGTGACGGCGGGTGGGGGGAACGCCCCGCCACCTCCTCACCGGGCTTGGATGATCCACCGTTCTGAGTCCCGGCTGGCTGGGCGGACGTCCGCTCGGTGTGACTTCCGTGTCAAGCGCCGCCCAGGACCTCTGCGCCAGCTCCCGTGGATCGTGTCGATGTCGCCGACCTTCGCGGCATGCGCTGGCACTCCAGGTGTGCCATGGGCGGTATGACAAAAGTGATCGCTGGGCGGGCTGCAGGGGCTCCATGCTGGGCGAGTGGACGATATCGACGTGGACGTGATCCCGGTGGATGACTTCTGGGATCTGCCCCGGCCGCGGTGGACGCATCATGAGATCGCCGTGCTGGGCGGGAGCAGCGAGGACGATCTCGCCATCGTGGGCGGCTACCTGCAGGTGGCCGAGATCGCAGCTCGGCACTGGATCGAACACGGCCCGCACGACGGGCTACCCATCCCGATCCTCTACAACTACCGGCACAGCATCGAACTGTCCCTGAAATGGCTGATCCGGGTAGCTGCCCGGTGCGTCGTACGCCAGGGGTACGCCGGGGAGGAGGACCTGAGCCCGGCGAGGTTGGACGACCGCCTCCACACGCACAACATCCGGAAACTGGCGGACTGCTTCAACCGCTACCTGGCGTTGCTGGACCTGCCGGAGACCGAGCGGCGGATCGACCCAGAGTCGTGGCGGCAACTGAACTGGCTGGACAGCGAGGACGCGACCGGCGAGACCTTCCGCTACGCCGCCGTCGGACAAGGCGACAAGCGTCGGCCGGCTCGACCGGCCCAGGAGAACGTGAACTTCTACGAGCAGGTGAACGAACTCCACAAGCTCGCCCACCTGCTGTACGGGGGCTATTCCGCCTACTTCGACAACTATGAAGACATGCAGATCGAGTACCTCGCCGAGATGCCCGGGCCAGCCGCCGGCTGGTGGTGAGCGTAAGCCCCCTGCACCCGGGAGACGAAGGTGCCGGCAAGGAACGGCGCCGAGCCGTCGGTGTTACGCGGGCTTGCGCGAGCGGCGGTCGTCCGTGCCTCGCTCGGAGGCGGGGATGTCGGGGTCTGCGGTCGAGGCGACGGCGGCGGAGTAGGCGATGGCTCCGGCGTGCGCGAGGCACGCAAAGGTCTGGTTCTCTTCGGCGGTCTCGATGAAGTACAGCACCGCGTCACCCGGGCACATGCCGCAACGCGGGGCGGGGGCGGTGGGGTCGGCGGCGCGGTCGACCAGCCCGACGTAGCCTTCGCCGGTTCCATACCCGCCGGAGGTGCGGCGGGCGATGTCCATGGGGGTCGGTCCGTCCACGGTGGCGGCCTCCATTCCGATCGCAACAAGGGTAGGGGCCCGGTCCGACACCGGGAGGGTGCCGGACCGAGCCCGT